GAGGGTCCTGGGTTCGAGTCCCAGAGGGATCACAGATAAATAAGAGTATGGAAAGGGAAATAGGAAGAATTACACATGAGGACATAAGTTATGTTTTAGGTGCTACGATCTTTGATATAGGAGATGAAAAAGTTCCATATCCCTATATTTCTGTAACTAAAAAATCTTCAAAGAAGAAGAGAGATAAGAAATTAGGTGATAAACATGAGATGCATTTTAACAGAATCGAGGTAAAGAATCCATTCGGCCTATACAAAAAGATTTCTAAAATGCTTGAAGAGTTTCTAAAAGATTATGACTTTGTCTGTTTTTCAGCAAATGAAGATGATCAGAAGAAGAGAGAAAGCCTATATCAAAAAGCTCTTGGGAGAATGGGATTTAAACTTATTTACATCCTCGAGTATAATTGGAGAGATCGAGATTTTATAATGGCTCGAAAGGAAAAAGAGATAAAAAAGAAGGATATAAAAAAGATAATAAGTAATTTGGGAGGTTAGCTCAGTTGGTTCAGAGCGCCTGGTTTACACCCAGGAGGCGAAAGTTTACGGGGGTTCGAATCCCTCACCTCCTACAAGCAACTAAAAAACTTTTGGTTCGAATAGATATATAATATAAAATATCTATTATGAATTGCGAGAATTGCGGAAAGGAACATGAAGGATCTTATGGTTCTGGTAGATTTTGTTCACCTAAATGTGCCAGGGGATTTAGCACTTTAGCTAGGAGGGAAGAAATAAATATTAAAGTAAAAAAAACTTTAACAAAGGATCCTTATAAAAAGACATGCTTAGAATGTAATACAGAATTTAAAACAAAGAGGAAACATCAAATATTTTGTTCTCCAGAATGCGCCAGAACTTATAAATTTAAAGATCCTAAATTTATTGAAAAGATGAGTAATTCTTTAAAAATTACTTATCAGGATCAGGAAAAAAGAAAAAGACTAAGAGATATTGGGAGAATCGGGGGTTTTGGCAAAAAAGGATTTACAAATGGGGGAATTAGATATGAAAGTTTACTAGAAAAATATTGTTTTGAATACTTAGAAGAGGAAAACATTATTTTTGAACCTCATAAAAATATACCTAATTCATCTAAAAAAAGCGATATTTATTTAGTCAAACAGAATTTATGGATTGAAATAGATGGTATCAATAGAGAAAAAAGAAAGAAGTGGCTGGGAAATGATTATGTATATTGGTTGGAGAAATTAGAAATTTACAAAAGAGAAAAATTAAATTATAAAATAGTATATAATTTAGAGGAGCTAAAAGATGCCACAGTTAAAAAGACATGATGATATTAAAGCTGCTGTAGTTATTGATAGCAGTTCATTTATATCTTTAGAGGACGGAATAGTCCATGAATATACTGGTGATAAGGAAGTTCTTCTCTATATTACGAGTAAGGATGGAAGTAAAGAAGTTAAAATTAAAATAGTAAAGGAGTAAAGAAATGCTTATTGTTAAAATGAAAGAGGGAGAGAATATAGAAAAAGCCCTTAAGAGATTTAAAAGAAAAGTTAACGAAACGAAACTTATCCCAAATCTTAGGGAAAGAGAACAATTCGTTAAGCCTTCTGTAAAGAAAAGAGAGATGAAAAAGAAGGCAGTTTATATTCAGAAGCTTCGCAGAGAAGCAGGCGAATAGAATGAGCCCCGGTAGCTCAATGGATAGAGCATCAGCCTTCTAAGCTGAGGGTTTTGGGTTCGAGTCCCAACCGGGGTACAACTTACCAATACGTCATTATGGCTTCATAGTTCAATGGATAGAATGGGGGTTTCCTAAACCTCTGATATGGGTTCGATTCCCGTTGGAGCTACAAAAGAGGATGACATGAATAGATTCAGCAGAAAAGCAGCAGAAGGATCAGCAGTATATAAAGCTCCTTGTGGAAAGTCGATTCTTCAAACGAATGGCGGAAATGAATTAAAAGATCATATAGAGAATTGCATAATTTGTAAAGATGAAATTGAGAAATCTAATATTAGCACTAAAGGATCAAGGTCCATTTAAAAGGGCCTTTAGGAATTTCTTCATTACAGGAAATGCATGGGGTCTATTTCATAAGAACTCGCATTTTCGACAGGATAGTGGAGATCCAAAGGTTATGTATAATACTAAAGAGACTGCTATGAAGTCAGCAGAGGCAATGAAAAAGAAAAGGGGAGTCCACTTTAGTGTATATAAGTGCTTATATTGTGATGGATATCATATAGGAAGAAATAGAGAGAATAAATGAAACACACTCTAAAAGAAATAGTATCTGGAACTACAGCAAAATTATCTTATATTTGTGCTGGAATGGTTTATTATGATATAGCTGTTGGCGATTCGGTCTATCAGTTAGGAATAGATTCAACTGATGATGAGTGGAAAACAACTTATCTATATCCGGAGTTCAAGGCTATAACTCTTATGAGGTGGATCAGAAAATCTATTGATAATGGGACATTAATACAAATAAAATGAAATCTTATCATTCCATACCTAAGTATTCTGAAGAGGATTTTGGAAAGTATATTTGGGCTTTTGAGAAGATAGACGGATCTAATTTCCGAGCAGAATGGGATAGGAAGTTATCTAAGAAGACCTCCTTTACAAATGGCTTCGGAAAATTTGGAACTAGAACAGAGACTATAAAGTATACATCTAATCCTTTCTATGAGGCAGTAGAGATTTTTAAAGAGAAATTTTCCCAAAAGCTTGACAAGATATTCATAGAGGATAAAACATTTAGAGGAATAGATAGATTGACAGTGTATGGAGAATTTTATGGAAAGAACTCTTTTGCAGGTCAGCATGATTGGAACGAAGAACATAATATAAAGCTCTTTGACATATTCTTATATAAAAAGGATTTTTTAGCTCCTAGAGAATTCATGGATATATTTGGAGATTTGGATATTTGTAAACTAGTATACCAGGGACCATTTACTCCGGGTTTTCTAGATATGATTCAGAAGAATACACTTTCCTTAAAAGAAGGAGTAGTTTGTAAAGGAGCTGAAGATAAACGTATTTCAATGTTTAAGATTAAAACTGATATCTGGTTGAGCACTGTTCGACAGGTATTGGGGGATCAAAAAACGGATTACTAATGAAGGAAAAGGACTACAAGAGCAAACGTAAGGATCTTAAGAGTCGTAAACGTGATGCTATGAAGGAAGAATTTAATTCTTCCAAAGAGAGAAAATCGGTAGTAGAATCTTTTAAAAAAGAGTCTCGTTCTTTAAAACGAAGTGAAAAAAATTCCCTAAAGACCAAACTCAGACAAGAGTTTGGAATTTAAGGCTCCGTAGCTCAATTGGATAGAGCACCTGACTACGGATCAGGAGGTTTAGGGTTCGAGTCCCTACGGAGTCACTGTATGCGGAAGTAGCTCAGTTGGTAGAGCGCTGCCTTGCCAAGGCCGAGGTCGCGGGTTCGAGTCCCGTCTTCCGCTCAAAAATAAGTTCTTATCATGTGTAAGCCTAGAGTAAAAAAGATGAATTGGTTTGTCAGAACTATAACATTTGGCTGGCCTGCTGCTATAACATTAGCGCCTTTTGGAATTTATATTAAGGAGAAGTATTTCCCTTATGAACAGACACGTCCTTCTGTTTGGAAGAGACTAGTTAATCATGAGACGATTCACTGGAAACAACAACTAGAAATGCTAATTATCTTTTTCTATCTCTGGTATCTTATCGAGTGGTTTTTAAAATTAATACTTCCTCCATATAAAGAGAGCGCATATTATGCCCTTTCTTTTGAAAGAGAGGCACATGATAATGATGATAATTTAGACTATTTAGCAACACGTAGACATTACGCTTGGATAAAGAGAGTATTTAAATAAGCCCCTATAGTTCAATGGATAGAACATCTGACTTCGGATCAGAGGGTTGAGGGTTCGAGTCCTTCTGGGGGTACAAATTGCGGGAATAGCTCAGTTGGCAGAGCGTTAGCTTCCCAAGCTAAAGGTCGCGAGTTCGAACCTCGTTTCCCGCTCTTCTAATTTATGAAATACGAATATATAAGAAAAATATATTCAACATGGCTTTACCTTCTTCAGGACAATTATCACTTAAAGACATATATCGAGAGAGGACTGGATCTTTTCCGCCGATAAATGCTCATATCTCATTGAGATTGGAATCTGTTCTAGCTGGATTTGATGATCCTTATAGAATAGCGCAATTTTATGGATATAGCGCTGGTTATTCTGTTAATGTGAATCTATCATACGTTGATTCTGGTGGACCGGATGACTATTTGACCGGATTCGTGGTACTAAGAAATGCTGCTAATACGGCAAATCTTCAAACAAGACTAATCCCGGATGTGGTCAATTGGAGTTTTTCGTTTGATGGAATAGAAGAGGACTGCAGGGTAAGTTTTGCCAATGTCGGGATTACTAGAAATGGATCAGTTGTTCCCATGGGTCAGGTATATTGGGGAATTAATGGTCCTGCCGAAAATTTAGGGACTTTAACTTCGATTATAACAGAAGCTGTTTCTGTCTATGGCAAGTTCTACTATTATATTGCTTAAATATTTATAGATATATTTTTAAGATATATAAAACGGAAAATCTTTATTTACTATGAGTAAAGGTTCTAAAATGATAAAAACTATGGACGGTGATTGTGAGAAACAAGATAGCGACCCTCTTCCTAGTATTGGGAACTTTCTTCAATCCTCTTGGCTTCGATGCCCTTCTAAAATGGATGATCGAATTGACAGGTGGTTATTGGCGTGGAATTTCCGTATTCTACCTATTATCAGTGGTGTGTTTTATCTTCTACTTCTGGTTATCAAAAACTAATCCTCTAAAAATATTCAAGCTTAGGAAACGCTCCTAAGCTTTTTTCATATATAGAAAAAATTTCTATGGATGAAGTTTTACATATATTCAAAGGATTCTGTTTCCTATAAGAGATTTAGGTTTTTCAGACTTAAATTCTTAATTCCTTTTGTAATTCTTCAGCTGGTAATATCCGTTTCCCTTCTTTTCCTCATATCTAATTTCTATAATACGCCAAAGGAAAGGGCTTTAAAGGATGATATATCTTATCTCCTTACCGAATTTGATAAGATTAATAGGAGAATTATAGAGTCCGAAATGGTCTTAGAAGAGATCAAACAAAACGATAGTATTATTTATAAATCTATATTCGATGTTAGCGATATTACTAAAAGAGATTTAGAAGTCTATTGGGACTCCGATATAGAAAATAAGTATGATTCTATTGCTGAATCTACAAATCAGAGAATTTCAGAATTGGAGAAGAGATTAGCTAAAGAATTATATTCTTTGGATTTTTTAACTAGAAAGGCGATCTCAAATCAGGAAATGCTAAAACATATTCCCGCTATCCAGCCCATAGATAATAAGGATCTTAAGAGAACAGCATCCGGATGGGGTATGAGAATTCATCCCATATTTAATATTAAGAAATTTCATTACGGATTGGATTTTACAGCTCCGACAGGAACTCCGATCTATTCCACCGGTGATGGGGAGATAGAATTTATTATTAAACATACAGACAAGGATTCCCATGGATATGGAAATTTAATAATCATAGATCATGGATATGGTTATAAGACTCTTTATGCCCATATGGATAAATTCTCTGTCAAAGTAGGGCAGGAAGTTAAAAGAGGTCAGACTATTGGAAGTGTTGGTAATACAGGTCTTTCAACTGGACCTCATCTTCACTATGAGGTTATTAAGGATGGACGAAAGGTAAATCCAGTCTATTACTTATTCAATGATTTAACTCCTCAAGAATATCAGAAAATAGTGGAGATCTCAAATTCTATTCAGAAAGCTTATGACTAGATCCAAAGATCTTATGGATATATAAATAAAAAGATAATTTATGGCATTACCTGGTTCCGGCAAAATTTCTTTATCAGATATAGCAATAGAGCTTGGATTATCAACAAGCAATATAAGTCTCAGAAATATGTCGGCATCTGCTACCCCGTCGAAATCCCAGCCTGATGCAATAAGTGAATTTTATGGATATCCTCCAGATAGCATTTCTTTAAGTTCTTCTTATGTAGTTTTTAATCAGAACGGCGGAATTGTATCTGGAAATAATCAAATTATAGTTACTTCATCTGGAGCTTGGACCTCCTCCATAACTTATGACTCAGGCAGCGGATGGTTAACTGTATCGCCATCAAGCGGGAACAATGCACAGCAGGTTACATTCTCTGTAACTAATTATATTGATTATCGAGATGCAACAGTTACATTTACTTGTGGAACAGCCAGTGCGATTTTTTCGGTATCACAAATTCAGGTATAAAATAAATTAAAGAATAATGACACTACCAACTAGCGGTCAGATCAATCTAGGACAAATATATAACGAATATTGGGGGGTTTATCCGCCATCTATTTCGGATGAAGCTAAAGCGGATGATTTATATTATCGATTTCAGGGAAGAAGCAACGAGAATAAGGATCTGAATTATTTTCATGGGTGGCAAGCATTCCCATTTAGTTTTTTTCGGATGAATACTCCTGATGCAGGATATTTTAATGATTTTATGTATAACAAATCATGGTCTCCTGCATCTAGCTATGATCTTTATGATTTCGATTTTTTTGTTGAGGCTAGCTTAGGCGGCTATAATGTTACAACTATAGATATATCCCTTTATGTCAAAGAAGAGTGGGGGTATAATCATTCCACGACACCGACTCCGTATGGATCGGAGGTTCGAGTTTATACTGGTTCATCAACCCCAGTTCTTTTTAATACAAGAGATACTAGAATGACCGGAACTTCTGGATCTCAGGAATATAATTTTGCATTGTCAAATCTCAATCCTGCAACTTGGAGAATATACATTACCAATAGAACCCCATTATTTGAATTGATGATCCAAAACGTATACTCTATTGTTACCGTGAGACTTGATGCTATATGGATAAATGGCGGCTTGAAGAAAGCCGGAAGAATTAATACAAATGGGAGATATATTTGGTCTGTTCAAACTCTTTTTGATTCGAATAATACCAATTCTGCTTCTTGTATGAGTGCTTATTTCGAATTATAATAATTATTATATGACTATTTCTAAAGAACAATTTATGGAGGTCTATGATGAATATCCTCCGAATAATTTCATTAAGATGGCTTTTAGATATTTTTCTTTAAGCACTGCTGAGAAAGATTCTTGGGTCGGAAAAACAGTAGCGATATTTTTTATTTTATTATTTATATTAGGATTATTGGGGGCTATATTAGAAATGGGAGGGGTTTTTATAGGATTTATAACCTATACATTTGGTATTTTACTTTCGTCTTTTGTTCTTAGTCTCTTTGCTGCAGTTTTTATGAATAATTATCGGATAAGAAAAATCCGTAAAAAACTGGGAGTCTCCAGAAATGAGTATAACTCATTAGCTAGTAAATACATAGTTTAACATTTTTTTAACATTAATTCTTTTATCCACCCGGATCTTTGACGGGATTAATGCATATCATGGATATGGAAGGTATAAAAGAAAATGAAAGAAAGAAAAACCTTCTCCTATCCTTAGGATTCGAGAAGGAGGTAGCCAGAATTGAAGCTGGCAATTGTCCTAGCTGCGCAAGTCCTATTAAAATGGAAGATTTCAAGGATGAATTATCTATTAGGGAATATTATATTTCCGGATTATGCCAAAGTTGTCAGAGATTTTTTGACGAGGAATAATTTTAACTGTCTCTTAACATCTATAATTTAAAACTTTTTCTCGTGTGTTTCTAACACGGATATAATCTTTAAAAATTAATTATGAAAGTAAAAAAAGAAAGATACTGTATTTCTTGCGGTAAGGTAGTAAGTGGTAGAACCAAAAAATGTAATGAGTGTAAAGAAGCAGAAAAGAAACATGCATGCCTATCCTGTGGTAAGATGATACTTGGGCGGAATAGAAAATGTCCAGAATGTACTGCAAAGGAGAAAGAAGAGAGGAGATGGAAAACTTGTTCTATATGTGATAGTGTTTTCCGGCTTGAGGATCACCAGGGAGGGGGAAACAAGATCTGTCCTAGATGTAAGGATGCAAAATATGAATTAGCTTTTAATACCATTATGTTGTTCTTCCAGCCAAATAATCCTTTAAATTATTTACCGATGCCAATCAGGATTAGGGAATTTGCATCTAGTGAAAGGAATATTATTCAGGATACTACTGGTTACTCGGAATTTAAGATTACTCATGTTAAATTTACTAGTGTTCCTAGCGGATCTCAAACTTGGGACCATGTTAATTCGATGACTTATTTTATAGAGAACTATATCAATGATTGCATCTTGGATCCTAGCAAAATGAATTTTAAATATTTTAAATCTTATCTTCTTCGATATGCTGTTCAGTTCCGGGTGACACAAGCTCATAACATGTCATTAATTGTTTTTCAAAAGACCGGGATTACCTCTGCACAATATATAAGTGTAGTTGGTCCTATAATCGGAAAAACTATAGATGAAAGTATAGAAATAATTAAACCTTATTTTATCAATGGTTAACAATCCTTTTGAAAAATATCAGAAACTCCTATCTGATAACATTAAACCAAATGCTATTACTATTCTCTGGAATAATTGGAATGATCCTCGTCGTGGTTACCATAATATCGATCATCTTAAAAAAATGATTAAAGGAATTGAAAAATGGAATTATCGATTCTCAAAGGATGAATTTGAGCAATTGATAATAGCTGCTTTCTTTCATGATGCTATCTATGATCCTAAAGATTATAAAAATCACGAGGATCAATCCATTAAATTTTTTAAACAATCCTATATAGGCAAGATTAAACCGGATCTTGTTGAACGGGCTATCGAATGTACTAAATACAGAAAGAGACCTACCGATTTTCTCCTAAAGGTTTTTTGGGATTCAGATAATGCTGGATTTAGAGATAGGTATGAAGAATTTCTTCGTGCTGAACACGGAATCAGAAAGGAATTTTCATTTGTCCCCATAGAAGAATATAAGAAGGCCAGAATTAGTTTTTTGGAAACTAACTTGGGATTATTTGGCCCCAAGGGAGATACCAATATTAAAAGACTTATAGAATATTTAAAGACGATATAGTCAAAATACAAGTATCTGTTTTCTTTGAATAAATAAAGAAAACAGATCATGGACTTTGTAGTTGATCCTTTAAAAAGAATTATGATGGAAGAAAAAGACCTAGTTCTTTGCTATCCTTATAGAAAGGGATATTTTAATGATTTAGTTGTTTTTTATTATTTTGTAACCGATGATGCTGATAGGTATTCAGTTAGGTTTGTAAATACTGGAAAAATGCATAATCGGAGGAAGCAAGTATGGCAGGTAGATTTTGCGACTGATCATGCAGAGGGATATACGGGGGTGGTTAACAAGGGACGGGTTTTTAGAGTGATCTCTACTGTTGTTAGTGTTATCAGAGAATTTATCCGGGAGAATAGCAAATGTGTTGATGGACTAGATATATGTCCTGTATATAATTTTAGAAATGATCATAGAAGGTATAATATCTATATGAGATATATAGATCGGTTTATGCCAGAAGGCTGGAAAAAGAAAAGAAAATTATTTGAAAGTTATATTTGTTTAAGAAAGATATAAAAGACCCAAATTTTTTCTCGGATAAATAGAATATATAAATAAAATTATAGAAATATATGGCAAAAGTTAAATTGGTAGCTGAATCATTCCAGGAATGGAAAGGAGCTCAAACTGGTGAAAATATAAATGAAGGTACTCTTGATTTCTTTAAAGGAGCAAGATCTTTGGTTAAGCAGGCCTTAAAGGAGCCAGATAACGAGAAATACGTTGATAAAGCTATTGGTGCTGCATTTGCAAAACAATTCGGCAATACTCCAAAGATTAAAGATTCTGTTCTAGCATGGGATCTTGAAAAGAAGCAAGAACTTCTTAAGAGATCTGCAAAAGTTTTAGAAGATCCAAAAATTGGTTACCTAACTCTTAGAAAGAATCCAGAAGGTAAATTGGAGATTCTGGGATCAAAGCTTGAAGGCGGGGCTTCTCATTCAACAACTGGAGCTTAATTTAATTATAATGAAGGCTAGATTTGTTTCCGAATCATTGGAAGAAAGTATTAGCAGATCTCAAATTAACGAGGGATCTAAACAATTACTGCAGTCCTTTCTAACAGATCCAGAAAGAAATCAGGACTCTTTTATATCGGCTTTTTCCGATCAATTAAAAAGGGACGAGAATCAAAAACTTAAGAAGACCCTAATGAATATAAAGATCGAAGATAAGAAAAAATTAGCTCAGCAGGCTTTAGATTCTTTTGGGAGTTCAGAAAAAGGATCAGCTTGGATTAAAATAAGAGACGGAAAAATTAAGGGGGCGGAAGCTTTAGGTATTCAAGAGAAATAAATCCTAACGTTTTTTAACGAATTTAGATCCCCAAGTATCATTGCTATTTGGGGATTTTTTATTATTTTTACTATGTAATCAAAGACAAAGACCATGAAATGCTTAACAAATTTTCTCAGAATGGATTTTAACGACCTCGAATTCGAAGGCTTGAGATTCTCTTCTATTGACAAGGAATCTTCTTTCAAATCGATCAAAGAGAGAAATGATTATCTTAATACCCTTATTAATGAAGGTTCTGAATTTAGTTCTTTAAGATATCAGAGCATTTTTAAGGAATTTCAGAAATCAGAAATTCATGTTAAGCTTTCGTTTTCGATTATGTTTAAAATAATTGCCTATATCCTGATGGGCCTCGCATTTATCGCTACGGTTAATGCTGGAATTATAGGTCTGGCGGTTATGGGTCTGGGAGTTATTCTTTACTTTATTAATTTCGTCTATAGGAGAATGGCAAAAGATCTTTATATCGGTTTCTTAGCTGGTCCTAGTATGATCGATTTTATGTTTGAACAAAATAGGGAATTTAGCAAAACCAAATAATTTTTACGTATATAAATAAGATATATAAAAAGCTATGAGAAGGCATTCAATACATACAACCAGTATTATTTCATCCACGGATGGAACCGGCCTTCTTGTATGATTAGTTAGATTTATAAATTACTTATCAAGGGAAGGCTCAAAAGGTCTTCCCTTTTTCTTTTATATGGGCGCATCGTCTAACCGGTTAGGACGCATCGCTGATACCGATGTAATGAAGATTCGAATTCTTCTGTGCCCACTAAATATAGAGTCGTGCTAGAGCGGCTTAATAGGAGGCCCTCAATGGGCTGAGACTGGAGGTCACGCAGGTTCGAATCCTGCCGACTCTATATTTTTGGAGAGTAGAGCACAGTGGTGTGCACCCAGCCTCGAAAACTGGTCCGGCGTTTATTCGCCGAGGGTTCGATTCCTTTATTCTCCGCTGATGCCTGCATCGTCTAGATGGCAGAGGATAGCGCACTCGTAATGCGCAGAACCCAGTTCGATCCTGGGTGCGGGCTCAATGATCTTTGACATATTGGAACTTTTGGAGAGGTACCCAAGTGGTTATAAGGGGGCGGTCTTGAAAACCGTTAGATCGGTAAAACGGTGCGTGGGTTCGAATCCCACCCTCTCCGCAAGGGGCGAAGCCAATTTCGCAGATTGGACCTGGAGATAGCTACCAGGTAAGCATCGAGGAATGCTGCCCCGGTTTTGCCTCCTTAGCTCAGATGGAAGAGCGCGAACTTGGTATGTTCGAGGTAGTCGGTTCGATCCCGACAGGAGGCTCAAAAAATGATGGATCAAAGGGAAGGTAGGCGCTATCTCCACGACCCCAAGTGTGATAGCCACCATCATTTTTTGGAGGGATGCAAGAGAGGCTTAATTGGCACGCCTGGAAAGCGTGTGTGCTTCAAAAGAGCACCGAGGGTTCGAATCCCTCTTCCTCCGCTAATACTGGTGTGGCGCAATGGTCGGCGCAGATGGCTTATATCCATAAGGTTGGGGGTTCGAGTCCCTTCACCAGTACTACTTCCTGACGTGGATGAGTGGTTTAGTCACCTGGCTGATATCCAGGGCTCTCAAAAGCGACGTAGGTTCGAATCCTGCCGTCAGGACAAAATGGAGGAGTACCCAAGTGGTAAAGGGGGCAGTTTGCTAAACTGTTAGGTCGGTAAAACGGCGCGTGGGTTCGAACCCCACCTCCTCCGCGGATAGATATTAAAAATGTTGTATCATGAAAATATCTGAATGGAATGAATCTTTGGAAACTGGAATTGTTGATATTGATATTCAGCATAGATCTTTTTTTAAATTAGGAAAAATTCTTCTTGATGCTATTGATAATAATCGAGAGTCTGAAGTGGTAGAAGCTATTCTTCTAGAATTGACAAGATACACAAAATATCATATAGCAACGGAGGAGACTTACCATAAGGGATCAGATGAGAATTTAGAAGAACATCAGAAAGCTCATTATGAATTTATTCAAAAGGTTTCGGGATTTAAGAAACTATATAGAAAAATGGGAAGCAAAGCTTTTTCCGAATTTATGTTAGAATTTCTTTTTCTTTGGATTGAAGAACATATAAAGGGTCTTGATATGAGAGATCTTCCTCGAAAGAAATAAATGGTGTCTGTAGCTCAGTTGGTAGAGCATTGGATTGTGGCTCCAAAGGTCGGCGGGTCGGGACCGCTCAGACACCCCAATTTTTTCAGAAAATAACTCCCCCAAAATTTTTTTATTTAGGTAGGATTGATTATATTTGTCTCAAGAAAAGTATCATAAAATGAGCTTTAAAAGAGGACAAGATCCTAAAAAATCAATGAAGATAGGCAAATCAGTTTTTGATGAACTCAAAGACCATCCTATTTGTAGATCTATTAATGATCCCAGGAAAGATGTAAAGGATCCTCGTAATTTTGATCAGGTCTGGATTAATCCACATAATCAATTCTCGTTTCATTCAACATGGTGTACGGAAGAGGATCTAAGAGATTGGATGAATGGAACAGGAATAATGGTCAGAGGAAATACTCCTGAAGAAAAAAAGAAGTATTGGGACTATGCTGTATTTGAAGGAGCTGATGACCTAGGCGGATCTCGCTGGCTCATAAAGTATACTTGGAAATGGTTTGATCGGTTCGTTACAGATTTTGAGCCTCATAATCATAATGACTATGGAATGACCTCTCAGATCAAAAAACCTCTTAAAATAAAGAATACCAGAACTAGAGATATTGCTGAGAATGCTAGAAGGGAAGAGGAGATTATTATTGCAATGTATGCCCCTTATATTAATGAAATTGTTTCCGACCTTGAATATCGGGATTGGAGCAATATTCGTAGGGAATGCGAAAAAGAATTCTATGGTATTAAGAGAACTCTATATTGTTTAGGTGTAGGGTATATGGCTGCATGCAATACCCCTGAAGATATCAGAAATCTGAATTGGGTTACTGATATTGTTTATGCTAAAGCACTTTATCTCTACTATCAAAAAATTGGTATGGAGCTTCCTGATTTTGAATGGCTTGTAAATAGAAATCATTACGAAGACTAATATGAAAGAATTTGATGACGCATTAGCTGATGCATTGAAAAAACTTCCAGAACTTCTAAAATACTTGGTTGAAGAAAAAGGAAGGTATGAAATAGACGATGATATTCACCTCATAGTATTTCCCGATGGATCCTGCGAAATTGATATAGCTTTATGGACAGAAGAAAGATTTGATAATCTGGATGAATTTATACAATATATGGAAGATGAAAAATACCATAATTGATAAAATTAATATTAACGAGCAGATTTGTAAGGAGGATTTTTTATCGCTCTTTATGTCACAGCTTCCCCTTCTCGATGAAGAAATAAAGAAGATAATGGATCTGTATTATCCTACTTATCTTTCTTTTATCTCATCCGGTGTGGATGCTCAATCCTCTTGGATTGCAATTCGTAATTTATTTATATCACAAGAAACTCAAATAGGAGAAAGGATTAAAAATGGGAGTTCATGAAGGCTATCTGATTATAGGTAAGAAGAAAGGGATAAAACATTACTTCTTACCGTCCATCAATGAATGGACAACAGATTTTGGAAGAATATCCCTTCAAGACATTGCCGTCGAAAAGAAAGAAATTGATATGAGTCAATATCCGGAAATGGATCCGGAATATACTCATTCTAAAATCATGATTAATGGAAATTTTATAGAATAGAAATTATGAAGACGAGAGGAGATAAAGTTGCAGAACTTATCGATGCGCTAGATAGCGGATTTATTTTATTCAGAGAACATGGACATCCAGAATTTAAAAACAATGAATTCCTTGTAAAATTTGGGGATGCATATGAAATGAAGGGATGGGGAACCGCTTATGGAACTGCAAAAGAAAGGCTATTTGACATTACTCAGAATCCAGATGAATGGAAGATTTTTCCGAATTTTAATATCAATGTAAACGACTATCCATATCCATGGTCAATTAAATGGGAAGAAAAAGAAGATGTAAATTCTGATTCAGATTGGTATGATATCGATAGTGGTCCTGGATTAAATTATTAATTATGAAAGTTAAATGGCTTTTGGAACCGGATGTCTTTGAAGACAATACGGACAAACTTATAGAGGAGATTAAAAAACAGGGAATGGAAGTAAATGTCATTCCTTACATTCCATTTGATGATGATCTTGCTGAAAGGTGCTTAAAGATTTATAATGCCGATGAATGTGTGGTTTTTTATGGATCTCTTAATTTCGGAAGAAAACTTAGAAAGCTTCCCTGGATTCCCGGGGTCTACCTTAATGAGAAAGCATTTGAGTGTACTAGTTATTATCCAGCTATAGGAAGGCTTTTGCTGCATCATGAAAATTATTGGATGATGCCATATGGGGATCTCATAAATCACAAAACTCGAATATTTGATGCATTTGGGAATAAAATTTTCCTTAGGCCTAATTCCGGTATGAAAGAATTTACGGGTATGGTTTGTTGGGAGAGTGATTTTTATGATTGTATTAAATTAGCAGGATTTTATGGGGTAGATCCTAATATGCTAGTATTGATATCTAGAGTAGATCCGTTAGAGAAAGAATGGCGTTTTGTTATTGTCGATGGCGAACCTGTTGCAGGAAGTCTTTATAGAGATTGGTCTTCTCCTGAGAAGATAGCTCCCGGAACTGTTACAAAAGATTACGTACTGCTGAATTCCCATTCAGTATGGGAAAAATCAGATGATAAGAGTGCTTTGATGACCGCAGTTGAAGCGGCAAAGAGATATAATCCTGATAGATGCTGGACTATTGATATTGTTAAGACCGAATATAGAACTTATCATGTATTAGAAATAGGATGTTTTTCATGTGCGGGACTTTATGGGTGTGATCTAGAGAAAGTAGTTAAGACCGTATCAAAAGCAGCTGAAGCTGAATGGAACGAATATTTTAATGGATAAGAAATGAAAGACGATTTAGGAGAAAGAATGAAGATATATAAAATAAAAAATGATATTATCTGATATTTCTTCGTTGAAAGCTGTTAATTATATTCAAGTTAAATGTGATGAATGCTCTGCTATTTTTTCTAGAACTCTTAAAAATACGCGTGCTAATAGAAAAAGAAATAATGGGAGAGATTTATGTTTTAAATGTGCTTATAAGAAATCCGCGACTGGGAGGGAACAAAATACTAAGGAATATTGGGCTCAGGAGCATATTAAAATAAAGCATGGCGAGATATTAAAGTCCAGCAAAAAATTCGTGGATGCACATAAAAAAATGGATAGATTTGGTATAAATAATGGAATGTATGGAAAAAAAGCTTCTTCTGATACTAGGGAGAAGATGTCTAAAAGCCGGATAGGGAAAAAACAATCTCAAGAAACTATAGATAAGAGGAGAAAAACATTTCTTTTAAAAAGAGAAGAAAAATTAAAAAATGGTGAATTTAATTTAAATAAGGCTTTAAAATATTTTATAAATTCCGAATTAAAATGGACGGGAAGAATAATACAGAGGGATGATAAAAAATGCCGTAAATGCGGGTCTTCTGAAAAATTAGATGCCCATCATATTAAATCATTTAATTCCATTATAAATGAATTATTAGAAAAAAATAAATTTGAAACAACATATGAAAAATATCTATTTTTAAGAGATCAAAAAGAAATAAAAGATCCGGATTTGGAAAATGGGATTTGCTTATGCAGGAAATGCCACAGAGAAGAGCACGGAAAGAAATGGGGATCACATAATATTTAAAAAACTAAAATAATTTAAAAATGGCAAACGACCAGCTTGGACAACGAATGAAGGAGCAGTATGAGAACAGAACTCGCTATATGCTTCCTCGAAGAACTTATACAATAATCAGACTTGATGGAAAAGCTTTTCACACTTTCACACGTGGAATGCAGAGACCTTATGACGAGAATTTGATGTCTTGGATGGACTTAACAGCAATGAAACTTTGCGAGGAGATTCAGGGGGTTCAGCTTGCATATACTCAATCTGATGAAATCTCTCTTCTCTTAACAGACTTTGAGAAGATCACCACCGATGCATGGTTTGATGGAAATATTCAAAAAATTGTATCTGTTTCAGCTTCTATTGCTACTGCATATTTTAATCAATTTTGTGGACATCTTCAGATTAGGGAAGCCGGGAAGCTTGGGGTACCACTAACTCGTAATATAGGACCTGCTTTCTTTGATTCAAGGGTCTTTACTATTCCAGATCCGACCGAAGTAGAAAACTATTTTATCTGGAGGCAGAAGGATGCAGTTCGAAATTCTATTGCTATGACGGCACAATCTCTTTATTCACATAAGGAGCTCAATGGAAAGTCTTCAAATCAACAACAAGAAATGATTTTTCAAAAAGGACAGAATTGGAATGATATGCCTGAAGGATTTAAAAGGGGAAGAACAATTGTTAATTTTGACCCAGATATTCAAACAGTTAGCGGCCCTACCGGATGGGATATCATTACGCCAGATTTTTTGAAAGAGAGAGAAACTTTACGGAATTTGATTCCTAAAATAATAAATGAATAATTATGACAGTAAAAGAATTTTATGACTATATTACTAGTCAGCTAACACCGGAACAGGCTCTAATGAAACTTCTCGAAGGAGCTATAGGTCAATATGAAAAACTTAAGTTTGATCCAGAAGGTCAACCAGTGCATCCACTTATGATAGCTTCTATGGCTGCAATGGATATGGGCTGGGACATTGCTGTTAAAGCAGGAGATGATGACGATGAAGTTTCCGGTCTGGTTATGGGAACGGAAGAATATATGAATGAAATTTTTCCAAAAGAATCGTAGTACTTAAAATATTTTTATTATATTAGCAGGTATAAAAATGGATAATATGTTTGATATTTCTCTTGAAGATTTAAGAAAGAATTTACAGGGTTCTACCCCAGTTAATTTTTCTTATTTTAAAAAAGATGGTTCTAGAAGGCCAGCAATCGGAACATTAAATGAAAAACTTATACCCGATGATATGAAGCCCAAAGACTCATCTCTTAATAATGGAGGGAATTTTAAGTATTTTGATTTGGAAAAAAATGCCTGGAGGTCATTGCCTCTAGATTGTTCTTTGGTAACGATATTTGAATAGAGAAGAGAATCCATCGCTGGCAGAAATGCTGGAGGAAGTTCGCGACATCTCCGCTGAATGCAGGAGGGTGATACATGGCTAGACCTACCCCCGCCCGTTTGTACTGCAGAGGATGCAACCCGAAAAAGCTTAGACGGTGAGCGGGTCTATAATAGCAAGGTTGGGGCTTAGATAAATGATGGTTAACAACAGAATCGCGGCTAAGCTCACTCTATTCTTTTTTTTAAAAAAAAATAAGTATTATGGAAGAGATAAAAATTGGAGACACAGCTAAGCTAAAAGGAGTAGATCATTTTACATTTATTGTAGAAGGATTTTCTACTCTCAATGGTCAGAAAATGGTAGATTCCATTTATGGAAGCTTTAATATTGATCTTGTCGAACTTACTGAAAAGTAGGGCCCGTAGCTCAGATGGTTAGAGCGCCTGACTCATAATCAGAGGGTCGCTGGTTCGATTCCAGCCGGGCCCACAAATTAAATAATATGGAAGTAAGATTCGCATCTAGTTTTTTCAAGAGTTTCAAAAGAAACATCATTGATATCGACAAGCCCTGGAAATGGGCTTTCTGGGAAGATCGTTATTATAGGATAAAGAGGGCTATAAAATCCTTAATATCCTATTTCAGGATAACGACTGAAATGGTTCCTTGGGATTATCATTCTATACTAAAGATGATGAAATTCCAGGTTGGCGTTCTCTCTAATTATCTTGAGAAACATGGTCTTGAAGTTGAAGAAGACCGGCTTCCTAAGATCGAGAGGATGAAGAGGTTCATGGAATTAGCAGATCATAAGCTCAATGATGATTATGCAGATCGCTGTGGATATAACTATGATTATGGATTTGATTTCGTTCCAGTTGAAGGAAAGCCTGGTTTAACTCAGCTTGTATCTGCTGCTCCTGACGAAGTTGAAGAGAATAATACTCGTGCTATTAAAGAGGCACATGAACTTGAAGAGAAGGAGTGGAATGAAATGATTGAACTTCTTAAAGACATGAGAGGATGGTGGGACTAATGGAAGAGGCTATCGATATATCGTCCCTTTGCAGAGAATTGGAAACTTATTTCTCTGAGACAAATAGATCAGACATAAGGGTCAAAGAACTTAGAGAGATACTTATTCCATTTATACGATTAGCTAGAATGAAGAGCGAAGACTATTATGGAAAATATCTCTCGGAAATAAAGACTTTTAGAGCTCCAATGAGTAAAAAGAATTGGGCCATGATTATTGAGGATTCATCACTTAAAGAACTTGAAAATGAGTAGGTATATTCAATCAAGGGATGTCTCGTGGTTAAAGACACCTAAGGGAACCGTCTGGGTATGGACAGGTATTGATGGCTTTATTCAGCCTGAAGATCTGGCTCTTAGACATACATTAATGGGGGTGGATTTAGATCTTCTTGATGTAGAAGACTTTTTATTATTTCAAGCTATAGGAGATAAAGAAGATGGCAGTAATAGGGATTAATTACATCGAACCAAATCCGGAGACTTACGAATCTGTAAGAATCTCTTATGGAAATCTTTCGAAGGAGAAAATATTTGCTTCGGGAAATTTCGTTGTGGATTGGTATAATATGAATAAATGGATCCAAAAAGAATTGGACGGCGGAGAATTGAAAGATGAATATCACTTTTCATCCTCTTCCTCTGTAGACCATTTCATTATGGATGGAGCTAATGTGGTATCCAGATATCTTAAATTTGATAAAGATGATAAGCCATATCTCTCCAAAGAATATGATTTCATGGATGAAGGTACGGAGATCTTTATTCCGGAAGGAGAAGATTGGACTTGGGAACAATATAAAGAATATGTAAAAAATGAAAGCAGAACTTCAGAAATATCTAGTTAGCAAATATCCTGAATTCTTTGAATATTTGCGGGAGAATGAAACTCCAATGATTGATGGGGACAAACCTATGGGAGAAGAAATGGGAAGACTTCTTAATCAGAAAAAAATCGTATTACCAATGCAATTCGGTTTCGAATGCGGCGATGGCTGGTTTCCTATTCTGGATGCTCTTATGGGAGATATTCAGAATCATATTGAGAATGTTAATAGGAATAGAAAGAACCAATTTCGTCATGAATTTCCAAAGTGGTTACAGAGAAAGGCTCATAGGCTTCCCTGGAAAAGGAAACTCTTGAAGAAATTCTTATTATGGCTAGCCGATAGATTTCCTAGAGGCGTAGAACCTATGCTTCCAATAGATATAACTCAGGTGAAGGAGAAGTTTGGCGGTCTTCGATTCTACTATAATGGAGGAGATGATTTCATCTATGGATTAGAGACTATGGCAGAGAGCATGTCATATAAAACTTGTGAATTCTGCGGAGCAACAAAAGATGTTGGGCACACACAAGGATGGATTATTACTTGCTGCAAGTCCTGCATAGATTCTAATGAGAGATTGCAAAATTATATTTGGAAACCAATAGAAATCAAAATTAAGGATGAAGCTTAAAAAGCAAGAGTTCTTCTATAGAATTAATGAAGAGATTAGGGAGAGGGAAGTAAGGGTTGTTGGAGATAATGTCGAGAGCCGAATAATACCTATTTCAGAAGCCTTATCTCTAGCAAGAAAGATGGAGCTGGATCTTATAGAGATCAACAGGGGGACCAATCCTCCGATTTGCAAGATAATGGAATATCAGAAATTTCTATATCAGGAAAAGAAGAAGCAGAAAGAAAAGGAGAGGAAGGATAAGGAGAATAGGATAGAAGTTAAGGAAATTCGTTTTGGTGCTAATACGGATGAACACGATATAGAATTCAAGAAGAAACATATTATAAAGTTTCTTCAGGATGGAAACAAAGTAAAAACTTGGGTATTTTTTAAGGGAAGAGAAATGAAATTTAGGCAGAGAGGGGAAGTCCTTTTGCTTAAACTCATTCAGGATATAAGCGAATTTGGCGAGCCGGAAGCTCTTCCCAAACTTGAAGGAAACAGATTAACAGTATTCATAAGACCAAAAAAGAAAAATTAATGGGAGACGGATGTTTTGAAACTATCGGAGGATACTTTCTCTATGTTTTCCTCTTTGCAATCATTTATATTCTTATACATGTCTTTGTAGGAATTTTTTGGATAGCCCTTATAGGAGCTCTTATTTTTATAATCTTCTTTGGCTTGGGAATATCGATAGTTAAATGGATAGCAGGACTTTTTAAAAAGCAAAAGAATGAATAAGAGAATTATATTGGTCGGTCCTACATGTTCGGGAAAGACATTCCTTAGGAAAAGACTCGAGGATAAGGGTTTTAAATGTGATGTCTCTTATACTTCAAGAGAACCAAGGCCAGGAGAAGTAGATGGAGTTCATTACCATTTTATCGGTAAGAAACAATTTGAAGTTCTTATTTCTGGTGGATTCTTCTATGAATGGGTAGAATATAACGGAAACTACTATGGGACAGGTCTTAAGGAGTGGAACGAACTTCCTCTCTTTATTATGGAAACTGATGGGATAAAACATATTAAACCAGAAGACCGAAAATCTTGCTTTGTCATATATCTAAATATCCCGAGAATTAACAGGCAGGAGAGAATGATGTTTGAAAGAGGATGGAATCAGGAAGAAGTGGCGAAGAGAACAGAAACTGATTATCAAAAATTTAAGGATTTTACAGATTATGATCTAGTAATTACAGATCCTAATTTTTAATATGATGCAGAATATAGCTATATTTGGTGGAGCATTTAATCCTATAACAAATGGACATATTCGTTCAGCTGAATTTGTTTTAGATAATTTAGGAGATATCGATGAAGTATGGTTAAGTCCCGCTTTTAGACATACGTATGGAAAGGAAATGGCCTCTGCTGAACATCGTGTTGAGATGTGTAAAATAGCTATTGAACTGGATCCGAGAATTTATATTTTCCCGTATCAGATTTATCATCAGCTTTCCGGAAGCACTTATGAGTTCTTTCTAAAATTAAAAGACGATACCAGATTTAGCAATTATAATTTCAGATTTGTTATCGGAATGGATAATGCTCTTTCGATTGATAAATGGGTCAATCAGGAGAAACTGAAAAATGAAGTTCCATTTATCGTTATTCCTAGACCTGGATATGATCTGAAATCTCCAGACATGTGGTTCATGAAAGATCCTCATCTCTATTTGGATATCCCTCATTCCATTCCGGAAGTATCTTCGACTCAGGTGAGAGATTTATTAATAGCAGGAAAGGCAGAGGAGGCTTCGAAAAAAGTTCCCCTTGGAGTGGTGGAATATATTTTAGACAATAATTTGTATTTATGAAAAAAGACGATTACTATAAAAGAATAAAAGCATCAGTTAGAATGTCTTACCTTTTAAGACATAATCCGGAAGATCTAAATATGGATAAGGATGGATGGGTTTCTGTGTCTTCTATTTTAGAAAAACTACGTATATCTAAAGCGGATCTTGATATTATCGTAGAAAATAATGACAAGAAGAGATTTGGATATAATGAGGATGAGACAAAAATAAGAGCTCATCAGGGGCATAGCAAAAAAATAGGGGTTCAGATTAGGTATAAAGAGGTTCAATTTCCCACCGATTATTATCATGGAACTGTTTTAATGAATTTAAAATCCATTGAAGAAAACGGACTTCATTCTGGGAATAGGGATTATGTTCACCTTTCTAAAGATATCAGAACAGCAGTAAATGTTGGGAATCGTCACGGAGATACAGTTATAGTTCTTAAAATAGACGGAAACCAAATGAAGAGAGACGGCTATAAAATATATGAATCTGATAATGGAGTAATCTTAACTAAAGAGGTCCCCCCAAAATATTTAAATAGAATTAAGTAAGATAATGCTTTGTCCCAGATGTCATAATGTATTAAGTCCGTTAGAAGGAAAGGATTTTTGTATTTGTCCCATCTGTAATGAAGTAATTTATATTATAAATAAGGAAAAAGATGATAAGACCAGTAGTACTTTACGGAGATCCCGTATTAAGAGAAGTTTCCGCAGAAATTAATAAAGGATCTAAATTAGATGTGGATCGTCTGATTGACGATATGTTTGAGACTATGCATCGAGCGAATGGTATAGGTCTTGCTGCAGTTCAGATCGGAGTTCCATTAAGAATATTTGTTGTTGAGGCTCATATGGAAGATGAGAATTTTCATTTTCGCGGGGTCTTTATTAATCCGAAGATACTAAAGGAACTAGGAATGGATGTTAAACATCCTGAAGGATGTCTTTCAGTTCCGGGATTAGCTGCTATGATAGAAAGGCCGGAAGGAATTGAGATGGAATGGTATGATGAGAAATGGGTATATCATAAGGAAAAATTCTATGGAACTGCAGCTCGAATACTTCAGCATGAGTATGATCATCTGGAAGGAAAACTCTATACAGACTATCTGGATACTATGTGGCAAAAGATGTTTGAAACTCCTCTGAGTCTCATTGAGGAGCGAAAGATGGAGGTTACCTATCTATGCAAATAATAATGCTAAATGCGGCAGATTTCTATTATCTGCCTCGAATCAAGAATCTTGAGAGGGAGTTTCAGAAATGCTCCGCCAAATTTAACCAACTGGATCGGGAGTATCGAGAATATCTTGAATTGAGCAATCCATCAATTGCTCACTTAAATATACTCGCCAGCCAGTTAGAGACTGTCGTTGAATTAATGGAGGCAATTTCAAACCAAATTAAAAGACTGAAATTAGAATTTTGTAATTAGTGATATATAATGTTTCAAAAATAAAATTTTTATGACCTAAAGATGAAAATAACACCCTTCGTTCCTAATCATCTTCATTTGATTGTTAGGGGATTTATGGTAAATCCCCCAACTTCGGAAGATGTTCTAAACGCTTTCTTATCAGAACTAGTTAGCAGAGTTAGAATGGAAATATTAACTGGGCCCAATTCAGTTTATTGTAATGATTTAGGAAATGAAGGAGTCACCGGTACGGTCGTTCTCTCTACATCTCATGCCTCAATTCATGTTTGGGATAAACAAGATCCCGCTCTTTTTCAATTTGATATTTATAGCTGTGCGGAATTTACTCCTGCCGAAGTCTTAGAATTTATGGATTCCGAATTCTCTTTATTTGATGTCAGCTATATCTTTATTGATAGAAATCAAGAAGATTTTTTTGAAAAAGAAAGAGGTTTTTTTAACAAGTCTTAACGTTTTTTATCCACAAATATTTTTTTATGTCCGAAATGTTTCTTATATTTAAGTCTCTAAAACATTGATAATTATTGTTTAACTAAAAAAAGCAAAATGAAAGGTTTTCTTATCGGTCTTATCGCTATCGTAGCAATTGCAGGGGGAGTTATCCTCTGGGCTATTGGCGTATCAAACTCGGAAATTAAACTCCGCGAAAAAATCTCCGGACAACAGGAATCGTGTGAAATCTTCTACACAAAACTCTGGGAAGTTCTTAAAACTAAAGCTGGCGTTGCAGATGAATACGCTGAAAAATTTAAGGAGATCCAGGTGGAAGTGATGGAGGGACGTTACTCTACAGGCGGGGAAATGATGAAATGGATCCAGGAAGCTGGTGTAAATCTAACCCCCGAACTCTACAAAGATGTTATGAATTCAATTGAAGGTGAACGTAATGGATTCTTTGTCGAGCAGAAAAAGCTTATCGATATGAATGTCCAGCACGGTATTATGTTAAAGACCTTTCCCAAGAAACTCGTACTTGCAAATAGGGAATCTATTGAAATTGTGGTTCTAAAGAACGTGGCAACTAAGAATGCCTACGAAACCGGCACTGATCAGTCACCGGAATTATTTTAATTTTTCATCCCTTTTTTTACTCCACCTCCTAAATGGGGGTGGAGTTTTTAAAACCTAACGATATGATAGTCTTCGGAGCTTTAATAGTAGTTCTTCTTGTCACAGCAATATTCTATTTTCTTAATCCGGAAAGATATAAATGGTGGGAATTTGGAATTCCTTTGATAGTTACCCTCGGTCTTATATTCGGATCGAAAGCAATTATTGACCATTCTTCCGTTATGTTTACCGAATACTGGGGTGAGAGTATCGTTTCTGTACATGAGGAAGAGCCTTGGAATGAATGGGTAGTTCGTACTTGTTCTCGCCAAGTTCCCTGCGGTACTGATAGCGAAGGGCATACTAAATACTGTACTGAATATTATGATTGCTCATATCAGGCAGATTATGGTCCTGAATGGTATTGTAAAACAGACTTGAATAATACCTACAGAATGTCGGAAAGAGTTCATGACTCTTTAGTTGCAGTTTATGGAACTGGAAAGAAGATAACGGGAACTCATCGAAATCATTCCGCTAATTCTTCAGCAGCTGGATCTAGAGGAACCAAATTTGAAGGAACCAGAGTAGGGCGGGAATCATATGTCTATTCTACAATATGGCCCCAAACTGAAGAGACCAGGAAGGGAGTATTTACTAAGCACAGGTATGAAAACCGAATTAAGGCTTCTGATCTTTCTCTCTTTAATATCTCCATTGTCTCTGAAGAACAAGCAGATAGTCTTGGTCTTTATAATTATCCAGAAGATATCGACAGATATAATTGTCCGACAATACTTGGACAGAATATTAGTCCAAGTGTCCAAGCCGATTTTAAGAAACTTAATGCTAAATTTGGGCCTACGAATGAATTAAGATTATGGATTCTGGTCTTTGAGGACAAGCCTTCTATTACAGCACAATACCAGGAGAACTATTGGGTTAAAGGAAATAAGAATGAACTGGTCATCTGCATAGGAAAGAAAGGAAATATGATTCAATGGTCTTATGCATTCTCCTGGGGACTTAATGGAACTCTTACAGCAGAAGCTGCCTCTAAGGTTCTGGAACTCTATGAATATACCATTACGTCTAAAGAAGGTCAGAAACTTCCCGTTGCTATACCTATAGTTAAAGAGCTTAAGAGCGTAATTGCAGATGCAACAGGAATTGATACCACAATGATTCCTCCTGCCCTTCCTCTTCCAATTGCGGCTGAGAATATTCAGAATACTGAAAGATCTTCGTCACCTGTTCTTAATGAAAGAACATGGAAAGAATATTATAAATATTTGGACTCTAATCTTCATCGATTTGAGAGACGGCATTTTGAAGAATTTTCTTATTTGAAAGTTGAACCTAAAACTTGGCAAATAGTAATTATCTATATCCTTGCACTGTTATGTTCTGTAGGAATTAATTTTTGGGCAACTCTGAACGAAATCCATGACAAGGATGGTTCATATAATAGATACTATTAATAATCTATTATTTGAATGAGCAAAAAATTATTATTTATAGGTGATATATAGAATAAAACCTATATGTCTCAAAAATGTCAAATTTGTAATCTGGATTTTTATAATTTCAAAGCACTAGGCTGCCATATAATTAAAAATCATAAAATTAAATCTAAAGATTATTATGATTTATATTATAAAAAAGAAGGGGAGGGAAGATGCTTGTATTGTGGGGCAGAGACTAGATATATTAATTTGAATAAAGGATACTTATCCTACTGTTCCCGCAAATGTATTCGAGCAGATGAAAATTCGGAAATCCGGATGAAAAAAATGAGAGAAACTAATCTAAAAAAATATGGGCATGAATATCCATCGCAGTCATCATTGATAAAGAACAAAATAAAAGAGACCAATATTGAAAGATACGGAGTAGAGAATGTTTATCAGTCTGACATCATTAAAGACAAAATAAAAGAGACGAATATTAAAAGATATGGAGTAAAGAACCCCTCTCAAAACGACGAGGTTAAAAGAAAGAAGATAGAGACGACCTTAAAAAACTATGGGGTTTCTTCCCCGATGAAATCTGAAATTATAAAGGAACGGTATAAAAAAACATGTTTGAAAAAATATGGATATCCTTTTACGCATCAGAATAGGGAAATTCTAGAAAAGGCTCAAAAATCAGCTAGATATGTTTATAATTTTCAGGATACAGATCTTTTTTATCAGGGGACTTATGAATTAGATTTCCTCCTGATTTTTTATGATAAATTTAAGATAGAAAACGGGCCTTCTATTCCATATATTTTTAGGGGACACCCAAAGTTTATCACTCCGATTTTTTTATTCCTGAATTAAATTTAATAGTTGAAATAAAGAGTACCTATATTTTAAAAAGAGATTCTGAAATAGAAGAAAAAAAAGCAGCATGCATCAATTTGGGGTATCAATATTTGCTAGTATTGGATAAGAATTATAATGAGTTAAATAAAAAACTAAATATCTAAAATATGGAAAAACGTGTTCTTTTTATCGGAGACATCCACGGAAACCCAGAATGGAGGGAATTAGCTCTTGATGGACTAAAGAATTTTTATGAAGTAGTATTTCTTGGGGACTATTTGGATTCATTTCATATTAGTTCAGCCATTCAGCTTGACAATTTTAAAGCTCTTATTGCATTTATTAGAAACAAGCCAAAGCAGGGAAAAATAACAGCTCTGTGGGGAAATCATGATTATGCATATCTTCATTCTTATAGTTCTATATCTGGATATCAGCATTCTCAAGCTTATATCTATAGGGATCTTCTAGATAAAAATCGAGAACTATTTCAGATTGCATGGGGATATACAGGAGATAATGGAAAGTATACATTGGCAACTCATGCGGGATTAACTTCTACTTTCTGGAAGAGATACGTATTACCTCTTTTTGATGAAGGCGAATTCCTCTATCAGCTAACCGATGGAAATGGACCTGATTCATTACCAATTCATGAGACTCTAAACTACCTTGCCGATAAGAAAGAACTTATGTGGAAAGTAGGAAGCATGCGTGGAGGCGGGGGAACTCCCGGCCCATTATGGGCAGATTACAGAGAACTCCTGGAAGATCCATATCCTGATATCAATCAGGTCTTTGGCCATACAGCTAAATCCTCACCTAGCGTGGATCATTTCGGAGATTATTTCATTGCTTGTATTGATTCCTGGGCTAACAGAAAAATAGCATCTATGGTTATTTCCCTATAGAGTATATAGAGGAAAAAGCCTCTGATGAAGATTATATTAGCAATTGATGGCGGCGGAATACGTGGAATTGTTCCTGCCGCCATTTTAGATTACCTTGAAAGAAAAATCCAGGAAATCCAAGGAGATTCACGAATTAGAATCTCTTCTCTTTTTGATTTTGTCTCCGGGACTTCGACCGGATCTATAGTAGGATCTTTGATGCTTGTTCCTGGCGATCGAAAAAATATTCCTCTCTATTCCATGAAGGAAATAATGGATCTCTATATTCAAATGGGTCCGGAGGTCTTTAAAAAGAATAAATGGCATAATATTAAAACTCTCTGGGGCTTATTCGGTCCTAAATTTCCAGCTAGCAATATTGAATGTCCGCTCATACAAATCCTAAATCATTATAAGATGAAGGATTTGATTAAGCCCTGCCTATTTACAGGATATGATATAGATAAACGAAGAGTTAATATCTATACCAATAGGGATACCACTCAGAAATACGGAGATTATTATGTTAAGGATATTGTAAGAGGATCTACAGCTATTCCTGCATTTTTCCCTCCTGCATATTTTCAAGAAGGCCCTGAGACTAATACGATAGTTGATGGAGGTGTATTTGCTAATAATCCATCAATGATATCCTATATTGAAGCCTCTAAAACCCTATTTGAATTTGACGAGAGCCCAAGAAATCTAGATCCACATGAGATGATAGTTATATCTCTGGGAACTGGAAGGGGAATCAGAAAGAGCTTTCCATATTCTAAAGCCAAGAGATGGGGGGCAACTCAATGGCTATTTCCTGTAATCGATACAATGCTTTCAGGATCTTCTGATATTATAGATTATCAAATGAGCAAACTATTCTCTGCTTATGATCGTCCAGATAACTATAAGAGATTAAATCCTCCTCTTAAATATTCTACATCTCCTACAACAGATTCATCTCTAGAAAATATCACTAATCTTCTTAAAGACGTTAATGCCTATATTGAAGAGAATAGGACTTTTCTGAATGTACTAGCTAGAGAGATCTGCGACATCAAATACTTAAGGAGCTATTCTGATACCGAAGAATAGACTGTTCTTTCATCTTAGCCTCAAACATGATATCAAAGTCTAGACCATAAGTCTGGACTTTGTTGTGTATGTAGTCAGCGTGAGCTATATCCCTAGAAGAATTATCCTCGTATAATTTCTTAGATGATGAATAATGGGTTACCGGAGTAATTCCGGTAGGCCAGGTAGAAAGAGATAGACGAAGGGCTTGTTCCTCTGATAATCCGCCGGGGTTAAGCATGTGATGATGATAGTCGAATACAATAGGCACCTTAAAATGCTTGTAGACGTGGTTATAGAGGTCTATAACAGCAAATCCATTAAGGTTGTCATCATTCTCTACAGTAAGGCGAGATAATGCGCCAGCGTTAATCTTATCGAGTTGTTTATAAAATCTCCATCCAGCTTCCTCTTTTGTGGGCTTATGAGTTCCAACATGTACATTTATTTTATACTCGTGCGTGCGCGGAAGACCCATAAGATCGAATACCTCTCCAAAGAATTCCAAATCACGAATGCTGTTATTAACAACGTCACGATTTTGGGATGCAAGGATAGTAAAGTGGTCAGCATGAATAGAGACCCTATGGTTATGTTCTAATATGTAATTTCCATTAGCCTTAAGAAGAGGCAGAATAATATTATTATAAGATGGTAATCGCTTGATATTGATCTGATCTCGATGTGTAAATAGATCTGCAGATATACGGAAGAATCGTATGTCGTGAGACTCGTTCCACTCCAGTATTTTTTTAAGATCTAATAGGTTCTGAATTACCAGATTTTCATAATAGCCAAGACCTTGTTCGGCTAAAGTTTTACGACGGAGTGTGCGATTAGTAGAGATATTCTGCTTCGCTAGTTCCGTATTTATACAAGCATAACCATATTTCATAGTGCTAATATAATAAAAATCTCTCAGAAATAAAAATTTTCTCTCTTTTTTTAACAGGAAATTAACATCAATTCCATATATAAATATCTGTATACTAATGGTTTTATGCATGAATCCTGAAAAAGACTTAACGTGTTAAAAATCCTTCGCAATATCCCCTTATGACCCCTTTTTTATCTGATAATATATAAAACAAAAAATATTCTGAAATGAGTCAAAGAAATGTATTGATCCTAGAGAGATCTAGTCAAAATCTTCGAAAGACCGACGATAAAGAAAAGGTCGTGCTTGAAGGAGTCTTTGCCGAATTTGGAATAGAGAACAGAAATGGTCGTATTTACGAAGAGAAGGAATATCTACCTCACCTCGAGTATTTGAAGAAGGATATGGCTAATGGCAGTCTTTTAGGAGAACTGGATCATCCAGAACGATTTGAAGTTGCTCTTGGCAATGTCTCTCATAGAATTACAGAGTTATGGTATGATCAATCCGCAAGACAGATTAAAGGACGCATCGAGGTGCTTGATACACCTAAAGGACAGATTGCTAAATCTCTCCTTACAGCTGGTGTTCCCCTTTCTATTTCCTCAAGAGCAGCTGGTACTGTTAACGAGGACAAAACTGTACAAATTCAGCAGATTTATACTTATGACTTGGTTGCAAAACCTGGTTTTGAATCTGCTCAGCTTAAGACAGTCAATGAGGGTGCAAAAGCTCGTATCAATACTCTTATTGCTAAACTTAATGAGTCCGAAACTTCAAGAAAAGATCACAACATCTCTACCGAATTAGGTATTGTAAATGAGAATATCTCTATTTTGGATTTGACTGATAAATATCCTTCAGTTAAACTCCGTGAAGAAGCTTTAGCTCTTCAGAAAGAATCAACCGTTAAAAATAAAAACGCAAAAAGTCAAATGAAAGAAGAAGTAAACGAAACCGCTCTTCAGCAATGGACTGTATTCTTTAAGAAAGAACTTAGTAAGATTAACGAGAGATTGGACGCTATATCCGCTGGAAGTGGATCAGCACAATCTGGAGAGTTAAAACTTATCAAAAAGTATGTCGAGAAATTACGTAAAGTTCAAGAAGATCATCTAAAATGGTCTGGAGAAATTGCTAAGTCAGTTAACGAAGTGGCTTCCTATGCCGATACTCTTGCAGAAAAGAGCAACAAGCATTATAAACTTACAGAAAAGGTAATCGAAACTGTAGATGAAAATGCTAAAGTTCTTAACTACACTCAGGATTGGGTAGGCCACAACGCTAAAATCACTAACGCTATTGCTGAAACTGTTGACCATAATGCTGAGATGCTTAATGGTATCAACGAATGGAACACTCAGATTGCTAAGGGTGTTAACGAACTCCACGAATGGGGTACGGAAAAAGCAAAAGCTATCAATGGAATCCACGAATGGACTTCATCTATAGCAAAAAATCTAAATCAAACTGCTAATTGGTCAGAAGATATGTTCGGAAGAGCAATGAGCAAGGAGGATGCTAAAAAACTTATTCAGTATGTTGAATTAGTATCCGAAAGCAAAAAGAATCCTACTCTCCGAAAGAAACTCGATGAGGCTCTTTCAAGACATGGAATCACCGGAAAACCACTTACCGAAAGTATGATTACAGGTATTAAAGGAGTTGCTGGTCTTGGTGTTATTACAGATGTTAAGACCGCTGGAAATTCTAAAGTTGATACAGATGCTGGAAAAGCTTCAGGCATAGCTCCTGATAAGGATGGTGCTATCGTAGCTAAAACTGGTAAATCAGGTTTCTCAAAGAGCGCTAAGCCTAAGAATCTTAAAACTCTTGATGGAGCTACTAAAGATACCCCAGGAAAAATATCTGCTGGTACTAAGGTAAAAGGTGTAATGGTTCTAGATATGACTAAAACTGGTGCAAAACCTGCTGTTAAGATAACAGGTGATGGTCCAAAAGCTTCTCAAGTTAAAGATCAGCATCTTAAGCTTAATACTAAGCCAGAAGGAAGTCTAAAGGAATCATTAAATAGAACTCAGATCCTAAAATCAAGGTCCTCAAAACTTAATGAGAAACTTGGTAAGATAATGGAAAGCATCGAACAAGAAAAGAGAGTCGATGAATCAGTAAAAGCCGACTTCCCATTCTCCGCTCTATTGAGTGAGAGTGATAGAAAGACTTTTTCATCTCTATCCCTAAGCGATAAAAAGAAAGTTGCTGAAGTGATTAAGAAAAACCCAACAACTGACGCTGGAGTAATCAAAGCATTATGGGAAAATGCACTAGCTACTGAAGCTAAAAGGGCAGCAGAAAAAGAACCTCTATGGTTAAAAGCTGCTCCTAAAGAGTACAGAGATATCTTTGAAAGCGCTACTGACGTTCAGAAAGCCGCTATTCAGGCTAGAGCAGAATTCTACAATCTAACTACTCAGTATCAGATTGAAAACTTCTGGCAGACCTCAGGACTAAATCCTAAGAAGGAGAAATCTTCATTAAATGAAGTATTCACCGCTAAGAATCCTAAGGAAGCTGAACAGAAAATGAACTCATATGTCGCCTCAGTTGGTGCGATGATGAAAAAATATCAGGGATAATACCGCGATAAGCCCTATTTCTCTGGAAAATACCAAAAAATAAATAAAAAGACTAATAAATTAGTTTAAAATAAAAAAAGTTGAAAAAATAAATTTTTAATAACCATGAAACAACTTAATGAACAACAAATCGTAGAAACTTGGAGTCCGATGATCGAGAGTACTACTGGTCTTAAAGAGACAAGTAAACTCAACTGGATTTCTAAGTATGCTCATTTCCACGCCCTATATGAGGCAGAAATGGGAGGAGTTAGCTACCCATATGCAACGCTTTATAACGTTCCTGGCGTAGGTACTCCAAGACCTGCTTCCGCAGCATCACTAGGAGATCTTAACAATGCTCCTCAGGGCTCTGGAGACAAATGGCCTGCACTTCTTCCTATGTCACTTCAGGTGGCTGCTAGAACAGTAGGTTTTGATATCGTTAACGTAGTTCCTATGCCAGGTCCAACAGGCGTAGTTTCTTACCTTGACTATGTATATGCTGGTGGAAAACAGCCTTTTGGTGCTCCTCCTGCAACTAAAGCACTTGGAAATCCAGAAAAAGCTGGTGCTTTCAATCCTGCTTATGATGCTTATGATGCACCTCTTGCATTCAAAGTTAACCTAAGCGCTCTTGCTCCTTTATCATTTGTTACTGGCGAAGTTGCTACTTTCACTGGAGGAGGTAATACTCTAACAGCTACTTATATTGGAAAATCCAGAATTGATGGTTTCTCAATGTTTAAGACCGGTACTTTTAGCACTCCTGGTCTAAATCTAGCTGACATCTTTGACGGCGCAGCTACTATTGACGCTTCTGGCGCAACTGGCGACGTTACTACTTATCCTACCCTTATCTCTACTCTAGAAGATCAGGTTCAGGGATTCACTGGTGCTGGCCAATTTGATCAGGATAACTGGTCTGGTACTTTCGTAGATGGTACTCAGCTATACGAACCAATGGAAAGAGGTGTTGGTGAAATGACTTACCCAAGGGCACTTGGTCTAACCGTATTCACCAAATTCGTTCAGGTTGGTACTTATCAGGTATCAGTTTCTGTAACTCAGGAACAGATTCAGGACCTTAACAAGCAGTGGGGTATAGATGTTATCGCAATGGTAGAAAACGCTGGTATCAACGAGATCAGCCAGAGCATTAACAAGCACATCCTTTCAAGAGTATTTGCTCTTGGATGGGAGAACCACATTGCTGCTAACGAAGTTGAGGCTGTAAACCTTAACCTTGATATGACTTCAGCAACCGATGTTAATACCGCAACATTTGCTGTTAAAACAGAGGCTGGATCAGTTCTTAAGACTATGACCCTTCCAGGTTACAAAGTCGTACCAACAGCAGCTCTTACCGCTTTTGAAAACGAAGATACCGCTATCAAGAGAATCATGGCTAGAATTCTAGCAGCTGGTAACGTTGTTATGCAGCGTGGTAGAAGAGGTCCTGCTAACTTTATTGTTACTAACATAAAGATGGCTACAGCTCTTCAGACCAACTCACAGTATGCATTCTCACCAATGGCTAATACTTTCAACCAGAATAACGGTTCTCTATATCCATTAGGAACTATCGCTGGTATGACTCTTTATGTCGATCCTAACATGATCTACGAAGATACTAGAGTATTAGTTGGTAGAAAAGGTGCTGCTGACGAGCCAGGAACAGTATTCTGCCCATATCTAATGGCTGAATCAGTTAAGCTCATCACCGAAGGTACAGGTGCTCCTAAAGTTATCATCAAATCAAGATACGCTCTTGTTGATGCTGGCTGGCATCCCGAAACCCAATACTTGACCCTATTTTTTAAGACCAACGCTGGAGGCTTAATTTAATAGCTTAGGTATTTTATAATATTAAAAAGGCTTAACCTTAGGTTAAGCCTTTTTTCTTTCTCCATTCTTCCCAGTATTTCTTTTTAGCAATACTTTTTTTCTTTCGAGATTCTTCGCTATCTCTTTTGTATTTCATTTTCTGAGAAAATTCTTTATATTTTTTCTCTCCTTCTGTTTTCCCATGTTTTTGTATAAAATCATTTAATGTATTTGTGGATCCGCTTCTCTTTCTTGCATCCTTAATGCTTTGAATAAAAATTTCATATTTCTTCCTCCCTTCAATCTCCCCATTCCTTTCTATAAATAATTCTAATCGGGTTCTTCCTTTACCATTAGATTTATTTAGCTTCTCAAGATAGCCTTCATATTTTTTCATTCCTAATTCCTCTCCATAATTTTGGATATAGATATCCTTCATTGATTTTCCTCTTCTGCTATCGCCTATTTTCTTTTTTGTTTCTTTTGTATGCTTATATCCTATTAGAGTAGGACCCCCTTCAGTCATATTATACCCTTCATAGAGCGTTCTATATTTAGCTATCCAATATGATTCTCTTTCATCCAAATTTTCAACAGGTATATTTTCTAAAATGTGCCATGAGAAATTATCCCATCCATATTTTCTTAAAGCATCATAGAATTTACCTTTCTTGTTGAAAATAAAAGCTTCAGAATGATGTCGGGATTTTCTCTTAGCTAAAGATTTAATTGTCTGCCCAATATATCTTTTTCCGTTTAGAAGGTTCTCCGCACAATAAATAATTCCCCTTTTCATAATTTGTCTCAATATATTACTTTATACTTTATTTATCAGAAAAGTTTCAGTTTTTTGATTATATTTAAGAGGGATATATAATGTATGAAAGCTAAATTTGTATCTGAAGCGGTCTCTTTTCAGCGAGGAAAAGATCCTATGACTTCCATGGGAGTTGGAAAAAAGAATCTTGTCATTGATGAGCTAAAGAGGAGAGGACTACCTATAGATGTTGTAGACATCTCCCCTAAATTTGTTATTACCCCAAATGATAAAGCAGCTTATCTTGTTAGAGACAGGATTCTAGAAATAGGAGTTAAGTATATGCCAGAACCCTATGCTGAGTTTGCTCATTTTCTCCTATCACAGAAGAAACAAGGCCCTCAGAGATATTCAGTCACTATGCCTATGATGAAATCACTAAAGCAGGCTATAGACGATGTCTATACTGCTGGAGCATCTAAAGAGGAAATAGAACTCATTCTGGACCATTATGGAGATAGCACAGAACGTAACGAAGGAAAGATCTATATAGCTAAACTCGCTAGAACTCCTGAAAAAGAGCAGGAAGACGAAGAGAATAATATCTATATCTTTATAGGATACACAGATAAGGTTCCTGTAACAATAAATGGCAAACAGTACTATGAGGATAAGTTTACCGTAGAGAATATGATCAAGATCGATAAGTATGATCCGTCTCAGCTATCTCAGGTTGGAGCGATGAAGATTCGTGTTAGATATCAAGAGCATAAGTATCCTGATTATGGAGTCTATATGCTTCAGGTTCCTAAAGAAGTTATGGACGAGGAGAATTATTACGAAATACCCGAACATCTTCAGGATATTGTTGAGAAATATAAGAGGAAGATCTAATGAAGGCTAGGTTTGTTAATGAAAAACAGAATTTTAAAAGAGGCTTAGATCCTAAAAAATCTATGGATATTGGCATGACTACAGAAATGCATCTGGATTATTTTTGGGAATGCTATGAAAAATTAAAAAAAATTCTTCCCGAATCGGATCGGGATCCTATTAAATACAAGTCCTATCTAAATTTTGAGACTAAAATAGGAGCATATGTATATTCGATTTATTATGATTTTTTGGGGGAAGAAGCTGGCCTAGATTCGGAAAGACCTCTTCATATGAAAATAGGGTGGGGGATTAAAAAACAGGAACCTTTTTTTGCTTCAAGAAAATATTATCCTTTTTTATTAAGTGGGGTCTCTTTTGAAGAGATCTCAGATCTTATTTGCGAAATTCTTCTTGAAGATCTAAATTCTAGTATTTCAACATATATGGAATGGCTTGAAAAAGCAGAGAAACATAAAGAAAAGGTAGAAAAATATAAGGATGGAATCTAATGAGAGCTAAATTCATAAGAGGACAGGATCCAAAGGACCAGATGGGTATCGGAATGCCTCATGTCCGAATTAGGAAAGAGGCTGAAATGATGCTATCTCAAATAAGAGATGAATACGGAGGCAAAATCGAGATAGAAGATCCTGCTTGGCAAGGAGTTGGACATATCAGAGCTACAATTTCCTTTCCAAGAGGATACCAAAAAGATCCATCATATTATCCAACTAGATATGGATATAGATATAGATTTGAATATGAAACAGGCCGAGATCATCCTCTTACTGTTGCTCGAAGTGTTGCAGGAGAGGATTGGCAGAGTTATTATTTAGATGATATGGAGGAGAGCCAAGAGATTTTAGGTGATTGGCTGGATCAAATGATTAAGAAGGGATGAGAGCCAAATTTATAAGAGGAGGAGATCCTAAAGACCTATTAGGTATAGGAGTTGATGGTGAGGTCTTAAAAGTTGGCTATTATGGAGATAGTAATGATCAGATGATACCTGTTGAAGAACCTAATTATAGAGCTCATGATCTCTTTGCGAACTGGCTGGATATTATAGATGATGACTATGTCTTTAAGTATAGACCTAGAGGAGCAGAAGATACTTATAGTGCAGGCCCAGATGATCTAGAAGGGAAGACTA